CTTGTCGTTTTTTCTTTTCCTCTCTCCACAACCAATAATATTTATCACTCATATCCTTATCATTTTCTTAACAACACTACGAGGATAAACATTTCTATCCCCAAATTCTATTTCTCCATTATCTATATGATAACTTGCAAAAGAATAAACATAGTCAGGTGTCTTATCAAATATCCAACACTCAGTATGTACTTCTGCACAAGTCATATTATTAAATTCATTTGATGTTGCGAGTGTTGAATCTCCAACTATATCTTCCCATATTATTTTATATTTATAATATCTTTTTCTACCAATAACTAAAGGTTCACTAGGTTTCTTTTTCATTATTGTAAAGTATGTAATCTAACTTCTACTCTCCAAGCCGCAGATTCTCCATTCATAGCCATCTGTGTTAAAGCGTCTTCCATCATAAAAGCGGTACTCTGTCTTCCAACATCTAAATAAACTGGCTTACCATATTTTTTTGCTTTACCTACAGCTTCTAATACATACGCTGACCAACTCATAGCGTCTGCCATACTTCTACTACCACCAATAAGTCCTTTAAAATTCATCAGATATTTCTCCTTTTACTTCACTTAAACAGCCAGTCTTTAAATCATAATAAAGATTACAAGCGTGACCAGTCTCACCTGAAAATCTATTCTTTAAAATATTTACTTGAGTTAAATTAGTATCAGATTTTAAATCTCTAACCATACTTATAATAATATCTGATAACTGACCAATACTAGCACTTCCTCTAAGTGCATTTAAACCTACAAATTTTCCATCTTCAAAACCTTTATCTCCCTCTGACCTACGAAGATGACTAACTAATATTAATCCAATACCAGTTTCTTCTACTAAGGTTCTTAATTTTTGAACAGTATAATCAATTAACTTTCTTTCATCATTAGTATGTGCATCACCTAAAGCTGACAACGCCATGTGTAAGTGGTCTAATATAACAAAGTCTACGCTACATGCTTTAGCCAAGTATCTTATCTTAGCTAATAAATTATCAGCAAGGGTACTACCAAAGTGATTATATAAATAAAACTTCCCATTACCAACAGTAGATTTAAAAATTTTCTGTAATTCATTTTCGTTAGTTCCTTCTCTAGTTAAATGCAAAGGTTTTTTCATAGCCACTCCCATAATACCTAAAGCACTTCGTTTAACACTCTCTTCCAAAGCTATATAACCTACACTAAAATCTTTCTTTAATAAATGTAATGCTATATGTCTACAAAAAGAACTCTTACCTATACCTGTACCTGCGGTAACTGTAATAAGTTCACCTTTTCTTATGCCATGTGTTTTTAGATTCAAACATTCAAATGGATAATCAACACTTATATAATTATCTTCTTTTTTTATTTCATTCCATAAGTCCGCACCTAAAACTATTCCATCAGGTCTATAGGCTTTGCTAGACCAAATACAATCTACTAATTCTCTAGTCTTACCTGCAACTAACATTTCATTAGCGTCCTTTAAAGGCAGACTACATATCTTAGCTTTATTAGGTGAAAATAATTTAGCACACTCTATAGCTCCTTGTTTACCTTGTTCGTCTTGGTCAAACATTAAAACTACTGAGTCAAATCCTTCAAGCCACTCTAACTCTTTTTGAATATCTCTTTTAGCTCCTTGTGCTCCACTCTTTACACTTACTACTGGAAATTTATTTGAATTAATTTTTGATACTGAAAGACAATCTATTTCTCCCTCAACTACGATAATCATTTTACCTTTGTCTCTCCAAAGGTGTTGACCAAACAAACCTGATTGTCTTGCGTCCCCTAGCCATTGAAAGGTCTTATCAGGGTTTCTTAATTTTTGTGCCACTAACTTTTTATCTTTATCATAGTAGTTAGCAATTTGTACTGGTCTTCCGAAGTAAGAACCTGTTTGATAATTAAATTTTCTTACTGTATCTAAATCTATTTTTCTTTTTGCTAAAGCAGAAACTTCACCACTTATAAATTCTTTACTTGTTGTTTGTTTTGGTTGTGTCAATTCATTTCCTCTCGTTGTTGTGTTACATGAAAAACAATAACTATGTCCATCATCATACACTGAATTAGCATCTGAAGAACCGCAGTTCCCGCAGGGTGTGTGATATAAAAAGTTACTTTCTGATTTCTCCATAAAATTTTTCTGTTAAATATTTCCCCCTGAGCTTTATCCTCAAGTTTATCCGTTGAGTATTATTTACTCTCAGGGGGTTACAAACAAACTATCTCAACAATTCACTTACGTTAAAATGCGGAGATAAGGAGTCAGCCACATCTCTATGACCAACAATAGTAACCTCGTTGTAATTCTGTTTCAACTCTTTTAATAAATTCACCAAAGCGGTGTACTGTTTGAATGTGAAATTACAATCGGGGTTACCCTCTATCGTCTGTCCACCGATTAGACAGATACCAATAGAATTTTTGTTTGACAATTTAACGGAGCTATCAACATGAGCACCTGCGATTTGTATATCTCTTCCATCTTGCACTTCACCACTTCTAGTTATTACTTTGTGAAATGCACAGGAAAAATAACCATCTTTTCTATGCTGTATATCAATATCCTTTACGTCAAAATTCTGTTTAGGATTTGTATTTGATGAATGAATAACAATATATTTAGTTTCTAATCTTACGTTGTTCATCTTCTTTTCTCAATCTTCTTTGAGCTTCATCTACAATATCAAATATGTCTTTAAGATTTTTTTCAGTTGTCACTACTTCCATCATCATTCTTAAACGAGTATGATAATCAACCAAATAATCAACTCTCATTCCTTGTTCTCTAATTAATTTTTTAATAACTCTACGACAATGTGTTTCAGACATATCATCTACATTAATATATTTGTCTTTAGAATCAGAATAATATTCTGCTATCTTTTGGTCTTCCAAATATCTTGATTTATTTAAGCTCATTTTTTTTCCATTCTTTATAACCTCTAATCCATTCTTTAGGTGAGGTTTCTCTACTTTCTAAATTTTGTCTTTCGCTATATTTTTTAAACGCTAATCTCCATAACCAAGACCTAGTTATAGAAAATCCAGTGAAGATTAAAGCTATTCCAATGCTATCTAAAACTGTTGGGTACAATCCAAAAAAAGGGAAGAATAAAACTTGTACTAAAATTGCTAATACAAATCCACTTCCTACATCAATAAAACTTTCAATTAATTGTCTCATATCCATTCTTTCGGAACGTGTTTGTCAGCATACATATATCCATATCTATCACACCACATTCCATACGTTGTCTTTGATTTCTTACTTATCCTAGCTCTTGAATTAGAAAATATAAATCTAATATCTAAATTAGGGTGTTGCTCCCTAATCAATTTCATTTTCTGTCTATCTTGAGTGGTAAATAATCCTTTCGTTTCTATAAAAATTCTTTTCTTTATTAAATGAAAATCAGGCGTATAGGTATGAATTTTTTGAGGCTTAGTATATTTCAACTTAGTCTTTTCAAACTCATACGCTACACGATTCTTTTCAAGTTCATTCGCTATTGATTCCTCTAGTCCCGACCTAAAGCCGTACCTCAAGCCAACTTGTTTAGAAGTCAGCTTGGGAATTTTGAGCTTCCTGCGATACATCTTCCTCTTTTACTTCAGGCTGTTCGTAGCCATCTTTAACGTCTCCGAAGCCATAGCCTTTAGCATTACTTGAGCCACCTTCAACTAACTTTGTTACTTGAACTGCTCTCAACCTCATGCTGATACCTGCACCCGCCACAGCAGTAAAATAAGGTATCAACTCTGCTGATACTTTCATCTCACTACCTGACCAAATGTTTGCGTCAATCATAGGCTTACCTTTGCTATCAAATAAAGCTACTCTGTTAGGAATAACTTTACCGTCTTTAGCTATAATTTTAGCTTTAGTCTTAAATTTAAAGACAACATTTCCTGACGCTTTACCGTCAATCATTTCATCTTCATAAGGACTGTTAGCTTGTTTAATAGCTTTTCCTTTAGCTTTCTCTTTAGCAAGAGTAACGCTTTTCTTTATCTCAGCATCAATTTGTTGAATTAATGAACGAGATTCCTTAGCACTCACAATTAGATTAGTCTTATAGTGACCTATCTCATCAAAGCGAGTATCAGGGGTAGTTAGCCAAGCGTATTGTGATACGCCAACAGGACTAACTATTTTGACATTAGTGTTCTTAGCCATTTTTTGTTTATCTCCTTTTTCTTGTTCTAAGTATGGGCACTTTAATGCTTTTACGCAAAAAAGAACTCACTATCCCTCAGTTGTTGAATATCCAAATCACCTTTTGAGGGAACTTCAGGCAATTTAGATTTTAATTTATCAGGTAATTGTTTTAACACATCTTCCCTGAAATTCTTTAGTATGTCGTGTTCAGAAAACATAGTAATAAATGCTTCTCTTAAACATTTACTTAACATTTCTACATCTCCCGCAGTTGTACCAAAACTATCATGCACATTACAAAAGTTTTTAATTCCATTTTTGTATGCGATATTAACAGTCTTAATCATGGCAGAAGAGTCTACGCTATGAACTAGATTTGGGGCGACCCCATTACTCATTCGTAAACGGTCTGTCCTATCAGTCTCAGCGTTGATACGAGGCTTTATAACTTGACCCATCAACATAGCCTTAACTCTTTTAGATTTCATTTCAGGATAAGATTGATAAACTGGAAAACCAACTGGCGTAATCCAGTGAATAGGTAATTGTTCTTTAGATACTATTCTAGCAATATCCTGAAGATATTTCATACCAACTCTAGCAGATTTTAAATTATCCCCTATGCTATCCCAAATGACACTCGCCAAATAAGAAGCAGGTCTGAAAACATCATCAACAAATGGGTGGTTTTCACCTTTATCTTTTCTCTTCGTTAAATCTTCTACAACAAAATCCGTACAGGAATATCTTGTAGAGCCATAACAAATTGTCATAATACTTCTTTTAGTAGTAGACCTTTTAACTCCATAGTTCAGCCATAGCTGAGCATAAGGTTTATTTTCTAAAACATCTTTCTTTAACTTCTCTGTAACTGTATCAGCAACTAACTGATAAATGTCTTGAGGTTTGTCTGTCGGAAGTAAGTTTACAAGTCTTCCCGCTTTTTCATCTCTTAACATTAAAGAGTAAACTTGAAGTCCATTACAAGACCCATCAATACTTACAGGTAAATGAGAAATAAACTTTTCTCCTATGCCTCTTGACTGATAGCGTCTCCACTCATCACACCAAGCTAAGAATTGAAAAGCGTTTGAAGCGTCTTCCCACTCTCTGTGTGTAAAAGGGTCTTGAGCACAATGAACTATCCAATCTTCATTATCATTCACCCATTTAACTCTATCTTCTAAAGATACTTTATCATTACCATATAAGTTCGCACCATGCACAGCCAACCAAAACTCTCCCTTATTCTCTTTGGTTATTTCTTTTCCGTTAGAGAATAAAAGCATAGCCTTAGCTCCACTGATACTTTGATAATTCAAAAATGCAGGGACGCAATAAGCTCTTCCTCTAAAATCAAATTGAAGAGGATAATATATGGTTGCATAATCTTTAAACTTTTGAGCTAACCAAATAATCTTAGCATATAATAATCTCTTAGAAAACATACGAGCATTTTCAGTGTGTACTATCACAGCTTTTTTCTTCCATTCTCTACGAGACTCTTTATTTGTCTCAATATCAATCGGCTTATTAGGAACTTCATAATTTATAGTTGGTGGCATACCACCGATAGAGTCTCCTCTATCCCAAGCTGTTTGCATTACATTTAAAATATAATGATTGATTTTAAAAGGCGTGTTCTGCATAACATTAATTGCGTTATACACTTCAGGCATATCAAAATTTTCAAGCTCTTTTTTAAATTGTTTATTCTTCTGCTTTACTAAATCTAATTCAGGTAGTTCTTTAGTCCAATACCCACCACCCACAACAGTAATCTCTGAGGAACAACAAAACATCACCAAAAAACGTACTAACATGCTTTTCTGGATGCGCTTTGGATTTGCACTTATTGGAGGAGCAATTGCAACATTTCTCTTTGAAGAAATAGATGGCGATGAAGAGCGTAGATGGACATCAATTATTTTTATGATTGTTCTTTTCATCATTACTTGCTTCATAGCAAAGGGAATGAAGATAAACTTCCCAAAGGCAGACAGGAAAAAACTTGTAACAACAGGAATAGGCAGTTTCATCTTCTTGTACTTGTTTGCATGGATCATGACCTATACGCTTTTGAATCTTCCAAGAAATGACTTTTCATTACCATTTACTTAGATGGGTTGTATCATATTGTGGAAGACAAAAACACCCGGCATTCCTGACGAACTTTTTGACCGAGATGAAAAAGTTCCGATTACAAAGGAAGAAGTGCGCGCGGTTCAGATTTCAAAGGGCAGACTAAAGCCTGGAATGATTGTTTACGATATTGGTTGTGGTTCTGGCTCCATGTCAGTAGAGGCGGCATTACAGGTAGAATATTCTGGTCATGTCCATGCAGTAGATTATGATCCAAAAGCGGTAGAACAGCCCGGAAGTT